TTTCTTTATCGGAAAGAGTTCTCCCAGAAAGCATATCCTGAACATTAAGTCCGATTGCTTCTGCTTTTTTCCTATTAGAAGGTTCATCTAAATTAAACCCAATGCCTATAGTACGCTTGCCCTTAGTGTCTTTGTACACACTAGGTTCTACACCCTCATGCAAAGCTATTTGCTCGTACAGTTCTTGATTAAACTTATCCCTTGCTCTTTGACGTGCAAAGGCATAACTGTCTTGATTGTCTGGCATAATAAAATTTAATGCTAGTAATAGGCCAATCACTGCTGCATATCTTGGGTTTGCATCTGCCCCATTTGTGCTGGTTGTGTCCCAATCCTACCTATTTGCGCGTTCTGAGCTTGCTGTATAGCAAACTGATACTGCCCAGCGTATTTTTGAAGACGAGCAGCAAAAGCCTCATCTTCTTGTAAACGCTTCTGGACATCAGGCTGCTGGCTGTACTGCTGAATAACTTGCAGAGCTGCTTGAGCGCCTGACGGACGCGCTGGAACTTCGATTCCTGCATAAATTTTTGATAAGTCATCTGTAATATCTTTAAGTAGTTTTTCTTGTGCAACTTCAACAGGCTCAAGAACCCCATCAGCCAACACTGGATCAACTGAACCTGCTATCAATGTTAGCAAGTTATCTACATTTATCCTCCCGTTGCGGTCTAGCTGTAGGAGGGAAACCATCTGGTTTAGTTTATTTTCCTGTTTTTCTGGGTCCGTGTTAAGAACATCGTAGCTAATTGTAACGTCGAAGTTCTCGTCAGCGTTACCCTTGTTAAACATTTGTGGGTCAGGTACGCCTGTAACCCGAAAGAATATCTGGTCAGGGCCGAATCGCTGGAAGCAACGGTAGCACTGCGAAACAACTTCAGCACAGTGGCTAAGGAACTTGTCCACTAAGAACTGCTTCCTAATCTGCGAAATAGGAGACACTTCATCTAGCCCAACAAGCCTATCTGCTTGACTCTCCATTGTTTTCTCTATCTCAAGAGATCCTTGATTGTACGGAGGCGTAGGCCCGTACTCAATGTCTCCCTTGCGGCGATAAGGCACGTACCTTCCTGGACCCCAATCTGTAGGAGCTTGGCCTACTGGGTGCAAAATTGGAGGGACGGTGGCAAGACTATTCCTGTCGATACGGCTATCACGTTCTATCTTGACTTGTTGCTGTATTCCTTTGAGTAGACTTGGGATAGTCATCGTGTCGTACAGTCGCTTGCTGTCTTCAGATAGCTTAGTAACTACTACTGGGTAATCCTCGTAGCCGTTAAGCAACTCGAACTTCGCGTACCCAGGTACGTCACCATTGCCACTGAACTCCTTGTGGAATACTGTGCAGTATATTCCTTCGGAGCCGTCCTCCTTATCAACTAGACGTTGAAATCCGTAAACTATTTCTATTAGCTCTTCAGCTTCGTAAGCGTTGTCTGTAAGGCTTAGTGATCTACGGCCTTCCTGCTCGCGCTCAATGGAGTCTATATTTACCCCACGGTATTTGTCTATAACCAAATCAACGAAATCTTCATTCCACCCATCCGTAGATACTTTATTCTCTAGCTCCTGAGCAGTGTAGTACGTCTTCCAAAAACAGTAAGGCGCACGCTGTGGATCTGTAACATAAGGAGGAAAGATAAAGTCCCCATCAGGAGCTAATGTCTTTACCTCTGGTGCATTTACCTGACGACGAACAACTGGCAACTCAGCAGATCCAACATCCGCTAGTTCAGCTAGTGCCTTCTTTGCTCGCTTAACTGTAACGCCGTCAAACGTGCGTTGCAGCATAGATACCATCTGATCTTCGTTCTGCCCAGAAAGAATCATCTCTGCTAACTGAGGGCTAACTTGGGCAATCTGGTTAAGGTCCAGCCTCTGAAGGAACTTCCTGTCCTCTGAGTGCCAACCTACGTAGCTGATAAGCAATCCACGCTCTAACAAGTAATTAGCCCCTAGTTCCATTTCTCTATTAAAACGGGAAATGTACCCAGAGGAAATCATCCACTTAAGGAAATTAGAAACTATCTTGGCCCTGCCTACATCCTGAACCTCTACTGGGAAAGCCCTAATGTTAGCCCTAGACAAAGAAGCCATAAAGAGGGATACAAGGCGAGTGATTCGCTCATCAATAACATGGCTCTCCATGTCAGATGCTCCTTCCCACGGGAAAGCGTCAGCACCGTGCTTACGAAGATCTCTGCTCTTTCCAGACCACCAATTACGGCGTTCATCATAACTTTCTCTGCACAGATCAAAGTACGCTTCAAGCTCAACCACTGATTGGTCGTAGGCATAACGAAGGGACTCTATATCTGGTTCAGCACTAACGTAGGTTAGTGACTCTGAAACTGAATCACTTTGCATAAAATCTGCTTTTAATGTCTTCTAGAAGGTGGCTAATGTACCACTTGTGTACACCTATTCTATCACACAATTCTGATGGTGGTATGTCTTGTTGGTCTTCGCCTTTAACGGTGCGTACAAAGATTTCCCAAGCAAGCAGTCTATCTACTTGCTCATCTATAAAGTCTTGGTCAAGAACCATATTACGCAACGTGTCTATAGCTTCGTCCTCTAACATCTTCTATCATTTCAATCGTTATTGTTTTGCCCTTCATTTTCCCTTTGTGCTTCCTGGCAATAACAACTGGAACCTTCATCTTAATTTCATCTATGTAAACGAACACGTAGCTAGGATTAGGAGCTTCAGCTAACACCTTGCCTTTGTAATGCTTAGGAACAATCTCCTCGACGAACATACAGTCAATTAGTATTTTTTGACCTTCTTCGTCCACCCAAGTATTCTTTCCTTTGCCAGTAAGCATATCAGTGGATAGCTTGCTTTTAGCCAGTTCAAGAAATGAATCGAAGTCTTTAGCAAACTGAGTTGCCAGTTTAGTTAATTTTACTTTAGCCATAATCAATATCCTAATCCTGAACGTGTTGTCATCATGCTTCTAGAAAGTACGTGGTCTGGACCGTCTCCTCCATTCGCCATTCGCAAATATCGAATAACGTCAAAGAAGTCCTTCAATGGTTCATCTGCCTTGCCAGAAGCGTTATAGTTAATTAAAGAGTCTATTAAGTTTCCGCAGTCTTGGTGAATGTAGCACCTGGGGCGATTAGCTGAATCTATAGGTACATTAGGGTTGTAGCTGAACCACTCGTCTATTGCGCTAATGCCTATCTCTTCCATTCTGCCATCTGACGGAATAAAGGTCATTCCACAATCATCGAACTCAGTAAACAAGTCATCGTTATCAGAGTTCTCCTTAGCAAAGTACCTACTATCCCCTATACGCTCAAATACTTCTATATCAAGATCCTCCTCAATCTCTGTAAATAAGTCCACGTATCCCTGTACGTTGTACCCTATCTTCTTCGATGCAGGACCGTAACGCCACTTAGGATCTCCGAATATCGCCCATTCTCCGTAATAATCCCTGTCAGGCCATTCTTTACGGATGTACACATCACCCTTTTCATTTACTCCTGCCCATAACGCTACGTAATTCCTGGCTCCTGCTGGGTCAACTACCTGATAGCAAGTGTACCTGTGCTTGTCAGATATGTCAGGGAAAGACATCCCGTACTTGTTCGGTTCATCGTTCAAAACATTTACCTCTGTGTTGAACAACGGCAGCAAAGAAGTCATGCTCTTTACTGGTATCCCGTAAGCACGAACAAGTATTTCTTCCTCTGGCCTGCCTCTAAGATCCTTAGCAATACGCTCGTAACCTCCAAATGGGTTCTCGTCAGAGTGCAGATAAACCACTGAAGCATCCCTAGATGGGCTGTACTGCTTGATAGGAACGTCTTTATCTATCAAGGAACCATAACGAGTCTGTAACGTCTGTACGTCCTTTAGGTACTCTGCCACAAAGGGAGTATAGCCATCAATCGGGGTAAAACCTATGCCCATCTTAGCATCCCTAGTAGCTAGTCGGAACCTAAGGGTATTTACTAGCGTAGCGTCTCCAAGGTACTCATCTAGCCAAGCCCCTATATTCAGGCCAACTGGATCAGGGAAACCGAACTCAAAACCTTCAAGGATAGTCTGGTTGTTGCTGAACTGAGTATAAGTTTTAAAATCTACACGGGTACGGGTATCGGGAAAGATAAAGCTCTTAGCAGTGAACCCGTTCTGCATACTGTAATTTATGTACCCCTCGATGCTCTTAGTCTTCTTCTTGAACTCCTTAGGCATCATCTCCCATATCGCTGCTTGCTGCACC